TTCTGAAAACAAGCGGCTATGTTGAACAACGGTGTGCCAAAATATACCAACATAGTTGGATTCAATGGCATAATGGTATCTGATCTTGCAGTTGAATCAAAAACGATTGCAACTCGAGTAGCACTATCAAAGGACACAGCTTGAATTTGTCCTATTCTTTGACGCCCACTCATCTGAAGACTACCATTCATACGTCCAGTACCGAATCTAGCAACAGATCCAGTTCTAACAACTTCAGCATTACTAGTCAATCTATTTCCTAACGTATTGACTAACTGTTTACGTGATACAGGAGTTCGCTTACCAGCTCTCTGGTATCTACCTCTCTTGGTTGCTATCACAACTACTTTCTTTTTCTTAGTAGCCTTACGGGTTTTAAATCCCGCACCACCAGCTGAACCTTTACCAAAGTTCTTACGTGTTTTACGACCTTTACCAGGCATAGTTTCAAAAGAGCTCTCAAGCTCTTTTATAGCGTGGGGCCCACTTATCGCTGACGCTTTTCCACGATCACGAATTGATCTGTAGATCCCCTCACCTAAAGCAACTGGATATCTAATATATTCAGGTAACCATCTCCATGGTCTTTCTTCCAGTATACCTTGAAACTCTAAACCTTCCTCATCATTAAGCTTGGATAAAAATGAAGTCATATTCCAAACCAAAGCGTTGATAATTCAAAACGCTTTTATTGGGTAAGGCCTTTTCACTAGCACCCTCTCCAGAAACATATAACGCATCAATTTCATAACTTGATTTGTAAACTTGCAATATGTCCTCTAAAGGTATTTGAGTTAGTTTATCACTATAAAGTTCTTCCAAATGATTATCTAACTCATCACGAATAAAAGTGTCCAATATAAATCGACACTCAAAATCATACCATGATTCAATTCGTAAAGCTAGTGCTCGAAGAAGCACCATCTTCCTGCCCTCGCGTAGGTTTTTGTATGCTAAGCTTGACAATACTTTTCCTATCGCAGGTTTCGGAAAGACGCGACCGAAACGATCAAAAAACCAATACATAGAACAATATTCAGTATCATTTAAATTCTCAAACGTTGGATTTGAAATCTTAAATTTCCAACCTAAATGAAAACTCATAACCTCCTGTATTGATTGTGGATTAAATAAATGTTTAACATCATCAGAGATAGTAGTTATGCTATCGTCACCGCAACACTTCAAGACAACATTTCTTTCAAAAGACGTCCAAGTGTGCATATCTTCAGGCATAAGTTCGCACCAAGAATAACACCAAGCCAAAACTAAGGCAATCGTATTATCAGTAATAGTACATTTT